GGGCCCTCCATTCCCATGCCGCCCTGAGTGGGCTACGTGGGATCTGGGATTCTTTCCCGAATCTCAGAGGCTATGTCTTCAGGTACGGTGACCTTACTCTCGCGAGAGAGCAGGGCCCAGCGGATGAGCGAGGAGCACCCCCATCGTCTCGAAAGAGCACGACAAGGGGCCACTCCCAGCCGCCGGAACACCGCACCTTTTCTTGTCCTGTCTGGTCTACACGCGACCCTCTTACGCTTGAACTTGTCTCCCTCAAGGAGTCTTATCTCATCCTCGATGAGACAAGACTTGAAGGACAACAAGGACTCAAGCGGCACGTGTGTGTCCCCCCCGGTCTGGAACCACTGCTCGGTTGCCCGAACAGCCTTCCAGTACGAACCGGGGCGCACGACGCGACAGAGAGGTCGCGGGTAGAGGCCCACCTCTCGGAATGGCTTCTTGTTGATAAGGTCAGCGGCGACAACGGCACTCGGCCCTCTGGAAACCAGAGCACCGAGGCGTCGACGCACGCTGACCCCAACGGCAAGACCGCGCCCCGTGTATCCGAGGCCACCCACCTGCACCGGAAGATGCAGGCGGGGATCCTTCACGATCCACGGGAAGCGGCTCTTCATAACCCTCTCCATCCGACGCAACCAGAGGTTCTCGAGCCTCTGGTCCGCCTCCACTGGCGCCCGGAGGGCCGGCGGAGGAATGGAGGGGGGGAAGAAGAGAGACATTCCGTCTTCGTTGTACTCCCTTGGGAGGGCGAGGATCTCACAGGCAGTCCACGAGTGGTCTGCCCTGAAGGTCTTCTCCCTGTTGAGCGACGCACCCACGGAAGACACACGCGAGGCGTACAGACTGAGCTCCGAGGAGCCCGGCCTGTAGCGACCGACCGCGTCGTCACCGTGGGTGATCGCCCGACCGAATGCACTGGTGGCCCAGGCATTCACCCAAGAGAGCACAACGAAGCTGAGAGGTGTGCCCATCGGACTCCCTCTGAGGAACGACCCTTCCCCGATCTTGTCACCAAGGTCAGGGAAGCTCCAGGTCGCTCCTCTCTCCAATCCGAGGGATCGCAGCGACATGGTCAAATCCGCAGGACGGATGAGACCACGCACTGCGAGCCCTTCGATGACTACCCGGACTGCCGCGTGGGAGAGACCGTCTGTGGCCTTGGACAAGTCCAAGGACGCGAACCGCCTCCCCTCACGGTAGTGCATTCCGCCGGGAATCCTACGGGACTCGCCGTCAATACGCCAGTGGCCAGGAGCCAACCAGCGCAACGACGAGCGAGTCCAGCTCCCTTCAACAAAGGTCAAGCAGTCGGGGACACCAACCACCCGAACCTTGTATCCAGGAGCTCTGAGCGCGGTTGCCTTCATGCCAAAGGGTTTCCCCTGAGACCTGAGGTACAGCAACCCCGCACAGCGATAAGATTCCCTAAGGTCTGCAGCAACTCCAGCACATGGCCGCAGGACCACCGACGCCTTCCTAAGACAGAAGCCGCCGAGAGAGTCCCCAGCGTAGGCATGGAAGGAGGCCTGGGTCGCCCCAGTCTCCTCACACATGTGCCCGAGATGCTCCAGGTAGCCATCGATCCCGCCTCGAGTGGCAGGCCACTCGAGACAGGACGAACTGGAGGAGGGAAGCCGCCTAGGATGACGGAGGACTCCGTTGCCACTCACGCCGGGCGCGAGGGCAACGAAGCTCCGAAGGGAATCCAAGGCGGCAGCCGATGTGGGAAACTCTGCGCTCGCCATCAACTTGGCTGCTTGAAGGTGCCTGACGCACTCCCGTTGGGGAGGCTCAGGCAACGACCTCGAGAGTCGAGTGAAGGCGAAACCATCCTCGGGTCGGCGCACTGCCAGGCGGCAGAGCGTGTCGACAACATCCGTCCGGATGTTGCACGGCGCGTTCTTCCACCTCTTGGAGTGCAGGGCCGACCCGCGGACGTTGTGGCAAAGCACCTTTAGCTCCTTGACGGTAAAGGCCAGCCCCCGTGAGGGGACTGTCTTGACCACCCAGGAGTGAAGGTGCCAAGCCACGCGCATAGAATCCCAGCCAGATAGGACAAGACCGCTCCAACAGGTTGTCCAGACCTGTTGGAGTGGAGACATA